AGCAGTATTATCTGAAAAAGTAGTTATCACAAATCCATTTGAATCTGTGGTCATTCCAACAATACTCGCACCAGTATTTCCAGTAGATCCTGTTCGACCTATTGGACCATTGTTACCAGTTGGTCCGGTTATTCCAGTTTCACCAGTTGGTCCAGTTAAACCTACTAGATTTCTTTTAACGTATGGACTGCTTCCGTAAATCATATTTTTACATTCTTAGTCTAGATTCAATTGCTGCAATTCTTGTTTCAAAATCATTTAATAAAGTTTCCAAATCATCTTCCGCAACACCAATTTTTAACTCTGTTGCTTTTAATGATGCGGTTGTGACATTTGTTGGAACCGCAACCTGAACACCCTGTGGTTTAACTTTTATTCCTACTCTTACATTTTGGGTGACGCTTACATTTGAACCATCTTTCCCATAGACCGCTATTGGTTGTGTAAGATTTATGATAGGAGTAAATACAGAATACACAGATGTTGTCGTTGGCGTTAATTTAACTGTAGATGATGACGTTGTTATTGAAATTTGTTTAGTCAAAGATGCCAAATCTGTATTTGGTCTTCTTAAAACATAAATATGTTTATTTGCATAATCTACAGATGTAATTGTTCCCGAGTATGAAGATGTTGTCTGTGTAACTGCAAGATTTGCTGTGATTGATCCAGGTATTGATTCACTTACTGTAATTTTTTCAACAAACCCATATTCTGTTTCAAATTTTTCATAAAATTCCGGATAATCAGCAATTGGTAATTCGTGTGAAATTGAAGCGTCTAGGAATCCAGTTTCAAAATCTGAATTTCCTAGTAAAGTTTGCATTGATCCAAGATTTGTATCATTTTGAAATGATGCTTGTATTTCTCCACCAATTCTATATCCTAGATAATTTACAATTACGCCAGTATATGAACCATGTGGAGATACTTGATAAACTGGTTTAATTATGTGATCAATATCTGTTGGTGCTAAATTTTGTAACTTTCCAGCAGTAACACCGCTTAGGAAATAGATGTCATTTCCACCAGAACCACCGCCACTACCCATATCGGCAAGAGTAGAAGAGTTGACGCTTATGGAACCATATATTACTGTATTAAATTTATTTGAGTTTGAATCATATGATTCGATAACACCAAAAACTTCTGAGGTTTCTGCTAAATCTGCGCGAGAAGCAGTATATCCAGAACTTGCAACATCATAACGAACAACTTGACCTAGTGTTAGTCCTGATACATAAGGAATTGATACTAATAATCTAGATCCACCCTGTGTTACGCTGAGTGTATTTATTGATGCTTGTATATTTGAACTGTTGCTACAACTAGGCATTTATTGCTCCATTAGATGGGATAACTTGCATCTGCTACCAAGTGGAAATTAATTACATCATATGGAACGGCACCAGCATTTATATTTATTTTAACTGTTGTTGTGTCAGCGGATGATGATACTGTCTGAGCACCAGGCGTACCACCAGATCTGGTTGCTCCTGAATATCCTATCGTTCCCGATGTTGCCTTCAAATCTCTATTTGCTGTATAGTTGTACATTTCGTTCACTACACCTTTGGGTGAGTAAACGGAAATTGTTGGTTCTTCTCGCATAATTGTTGGGAACTTGAATATTCCAAATGGAGCAGTTGGAATATATGAAAATGACAAGGTATTTAATACAGGATCAATTTCTGTTAACATGGTTTTTGAACCTGTTGTCTGTGTATCCTTATATGTTGTATAATAAAACTTTCTTGCTTTCTTTAACTTATCATCATATTGTTCAAATATATGTTTAGGAGAAGAATATGATCCATTGTATACTGCCATCGATGCCAAACTTACATAGAGAGCAGTTCCAGTAGAAACTGCATTGTCATATGCTTCTTCTACGAGTGGTATTAAATCTATACCAATTTCAACATAATCATCACTATATGTTCCTGCTGATAAAGCACTGACATCATATGTTAGTGTGTGTTTTGTCCATGATGTAGAAAGATCAATTGTTCCAATTGTTGTTTTGCTAACTTGCGATCCTCCAGAATACCTTGCAAAATAAACATTTGCAGAATAAGAAGATAAACTGCATTTAGCATAGAAACTTACAGTTACATCCTCTCCATTGAATGTTTCAATATTTTCAATTACATGACCAATGGAATATACTCCACCAGATGGGTCTGCACCACCGGGATCTGCTACACATTTTACATCAACATAATATTCTGGAGTTCCTTCAACCGAAGTACTCGCGACGGAAAAAGACTGTCTCTGAATATACTGAGAACTTCCCGATGCTATTCCCGACTGTCTTCTTATCCAATTATCAGCAAAATAAACGTTTCCTGAAGTTGTATATTGTGAGTCTCTTCCAGTATCTCTTTGCCAAATCGATAAGTCTCCATTAAACGAATAATTAATTCCATTTGTCAATGATTCTGTGGATGATGTAGATCTTTGATTTGATACACCAACATATGTGATTGGTTTGATATCAACATACCAATATGTTGGAGAAGTATCAAAAACATGACCAAGAACAGAATAACCTGAAGATGTATCTGGTTTATAAATGTCTTGTATTCTTAGTTGTCCAGTCACACCAGAAGCATTTACGTTATATGTTAATCCAGAAACTAACCAAGTTCCTTGTTTGGTTGCTGCGGTTGATATTGAATATGGAATTACTGTAGTTGTTCCATGAGTAATAATTTGATATATGTTATATGATGGTGCGGATTCATTTACAGATTCAATCATTCCAACTATAAAATCTTCTTCAGGAGCAAAATTAAATATTGTTGTGGATGCGTCTGGTGTTCCTACAATGCCAACTAGATTATTTGCGTAATTATAACTTCCACTAAGGAACCAACCATCTATTGCAGTTCTTCCTGTGTTAGTTAACCACTGATGAAAAAATGTATTTCCTGCTAAAATGTCTGGAGCAAACGATATAAAGTTACCAGCGGAGAATCCATAGTTACTAGGATTAGTTGCTGATTTAGATATTTGAACATAAATCTTATTTGTTCCAGATAATCCATCTGCACCCGAGTCATTCAGATAATTGCCTCTGTATTGAAGAACAACCCCGGCAGTTTCTCCTATTCCTAAAATAACTGGTTTTGAAACATAACCCAAAGTATTGGGTTCGCTTGTTGTTATATAACCAGATGTTGTTCCACTTAAGAAATAAATACAACCTGGAGATAAAGTACCACCAGCAACTTCTGTGAAATCTCCATTAATTCTACCAGCAAGAGTCACAACAGAATATGATGTATTTCTAGATGAAATCACACCAACCACTTCTGCTGAATCTGGATCATTTGCTTTTGCTGTAGTATAACCCGCTGAATTAATTCTTACTACAGATCCAAATGTATATCCAGAAGTTCCAGATGTAATTCCAGTAATCTTATATGAAATATTTGGAATTACAATTTCACCATTAAAACTAACTGCTCCAGCAAATGTTAATCCGGTATTTATGACACCAGATGTTCCACCGATAGAAACAGTGACAACACCACTTGAAGTGTTCAATGATGCCAATACCCCATCACCACTAGTGACACCGGAAACCGTTGCTAAATTCAATTTAGAAATAATTTCATTATTTTCTTTTATGAACCAATCATAAAATGTTGAAGTTCCAGTTAATGGTGAAATTGTATCATTAAACGCCATTTATTTCCTCATTCTGCTATATCTGTTAAATTTTGTGTATCTGCAAATGTTATAGTAACAGTCGAACCAGTTACTGTGATGTATAAAACTGGAAAGAATGTTGAATTATTTGAAATCAATCCATCTCGTATATCAAGACTAGTAACTGTCATGTTTTTTCTAGAGGCACCACATGTATTATGTGTATTTGAATCTCCTTGGGAATTGTCTCTCAGAGTTGAATCCTGTGTATCATCACACGAATCATTTGGGCAACATAATATGGTTTCGTTTGATGTGCCAACCAGTCCTATGGTATGAGTTGATTGTGTTGTTGTAAATGATTCTGAGATTGTAGAATCAATGTATATCCAAAAACTCATACTTGATGTTGGATCTGTCCACATGTACCAACCAGCAGCGCAAGAAATGGTAAAGGTCGCGGCACCCGAAGTTATAGTTGGTTCTGTTGATGTTACTAAAGTTGGAGTTAAAGGAATTGCACCTTGCCAGAATGGAATTCTATATCCGAGAGCGTTCCAGTTGGCATTCATTCTTTGCGTTAAGTTTAAATTTAAGAAAAAGTTTTCCTGGATTTCGTTTAATTCAGATGCCTGTAGCGCATAACCAGGATTGAATGCTAAAATATAATAATTCTTGGGAACAGCAAATCCAGAATAATTATTACTAACTCTACTATAATATGGAGCAGATGTTAGGGGTAAATTTGTTCCAAACGGTGAAACCATTTTTTATAATCCTTTTACGATATTTATACGAACAATCACAGAATCTACATCGGCAACTGGCAAATCTGTTTCTAATTTAGTTGTTGACAGAATTTTTCCGGAATATTGAACAAATCTTGGTTTATCTATAATTGAAATTACTGTTGAATTGCTTTTAGGTGAACCATTTGTTGGTCCTTCCAATACTCCACCAACCAAAGAATCAATTTTTGAATATGCAATATTTTTAAACTCATTATATGAAATAAACGAAGGACCAGATATATTTGTCGATCCTCCAATAATTGTATCACTATTGGTCGTAAGAATACCTTCCTCGCTAAAAGTTAAATCATATTCTTCATTTGTTTCTGGTAATTGACTGCTTGATGAATTATTTATTATTTCAACTTTAGCGGTTGTTCTAAAGATATAATCATTCTTTTTATTTAAATTGCTTCCTGATGGAACACTTTGAGCACCCGAAATACCTACTGGATTTTCCACCAAACCGAAAAAATTAACAGTTGATGGTAAAATTATTCCGGAATTTTCAATAGAAGATTTATCAAGTCTTGCATCAATCATCACATGCTGAGAATTTAATACAGAAACCGGATCAAATGCCAATCCATCTACAATATCTAAATTAACAAATATTTTTGAAAGTAAATCAGCAGATGTTATAGAATTGCTTAGTATTCCACTACTAATTGAAATTGTAATATCTTTGTATCCAGATCCTCTGCTTAAAACTTCTATTCCATTGATGATATGTGAATTATTCAACAATCCAGTTTTAAGTCTAATTCTTCCACCAGAACCACTATTACTGCTCAAAGTTAACTCTGGATTTTCTTGTGTAACTATTAATTGAGAATCGGTAAATGAAGATAAATCTATAAATGTTGAAATGATTGAACCTTCATCAATATCATCATTTAAATTAATTTGATACAAATAATAGTAAGGAGATGCAGTAGAGATTTGATTTTGATTAATAAAATTTTCAATTTTTGTATATTCATCATCTATAGTTGCTGTATCCGGAACCGTATCTGATGATTCGTAAAATATAGATATAAACTTGTCATTATTTTTCATTAAATAATTACAATCACTGCATGTGATCGAATCCGCAATAGAAAACAAATCTCCTTTTTGGTATTCTATAGTTCCAGAATCATCGTCAGTGCTTAATGGGATTTTAGCATAAATCGCACATTGTCCGATTGTTCCAGTAGAAGAATCACCACAAAATTCTTGAGTTTGTTCTAATTGAGTTTTTTGATTATCAGAATCATACAGATCAAATGAAATAACAGGAATCCACTTTGTGGTAACAAATCGTTCAATAGAAGGGGTAATTCTATAAAGAGGTTTCCAAGAATATCCATCAGAATATGCTTGAATTCCTGAAATGTGAGTTGGTCTGATATTTGAAACGTTTTCACCACGCAAATCTATTCTATTATTGGTATTATCACTTATACAAAGGTAAACATAATTATTTTGGTCATTATATGCATAATAATTTCCTATATTTTCTGAAGTACCCGACCACGGTGTATATGGTCTTTTTTGAATCCATTTGATATTTGGAACCACTGGATAAATACTATTTTGACCAACTCTTACAGAAAAATCTGATTGTTTCCACAAATCCAAACTAGATTGATTTGTATTTGATTGGTTATTATTAACATCAGATCCAACAAATACAAATAATTGATTTCTTGTACCAGTATCTTTAATGTAATTTTTAATTGTTGTACTTTTAATAGCCATGGTTATATCTCATGAACATTCTACTCCATCATTTGGAGATCCTAATTCTGCTGGATAGCATAATTCCAGCATTGTGTTGATATTTATGCCTCTAAAATTAAATACGTTTGTTTGATCTGTCCAAGAAGGAAATATATGAGTTGGTCCACAAAAACCAGTGTTTCCTATCGAACACCTGATATCATACGATAATCCACATAAAGTAATTCCAGCTAGTGTTTCGTTTATCCAATCTGTATTAAAAACTGCTGGTGCTAAATTAACGTTATAATTTTGATAATCAAAAGAAATTCCATATTCTGCATAGTTTTTCAACATAGGATATTCACATACAAATGGAATGGTTTCATCATATGTTGGTCCCTGGTAGTCTGCTAGTGTTTTTTCAAACACAACTTTAAGACCAGCGGGATGCATCATATTTAAATATGTTTCTTTATATTTGCTAAAAATTATACCAACTTTAAGAAGATAAGACCAATCTTGAATCCAATTACTGTCTTGTAATCTGGATCCATTTAGATAACTGCCACTTAACGTTCCTATACTTTCATACGATCCTGTTCCTCCCGGAAAAACGAAATTATCATCTACAAATCGCCCTCCATTTAATCTTAGTATTATTTTTTTAGGAACTTCAATATTGATCGCATCTTCATCAACACCAAAAAGTCTAGTAAAAAAATATCTAATACCATCTTCTGTTGTTTTCTTTTGGTATACCGCAGTTCTAATATTTTTAATAAACTGACGAAGATCATCTTCCTTTACAAATCCACCGTTTTGCTCAAGCGATGAAACCTGAAAACCATCCGCATAAGAAAACGCAATTTTCTCTAAAAACTCATCTGGAGTTTTTTCTACGTCAATCAAGTCTATTAATTTTTCACTTAATTTATATTGAGCACCATCTACACCATCACAGTACAACCAATCATAATATTTTTGAATAAAATCAAAAATAGTTATTGATGCATATCCATCTTTTTGACGATTTTCTGCTTCGCTGAGTATCCATGAAGGTATCTGTGAATTTATTTCAAATTGTGTATTACATGTGGAAGCGAATAAAGTTAATGATAATTCATCAATAACACTTGTCAAAGAACTAATCTTTGATCTTACGGTTGGGGTTTGACTGTTTAGTGTAGTTGAAAGCATTAGATCACGTTAACGTTGTTTGATTCGAATGTTATAAGATTATTTAATCCTATAGTAAAGTTTTTCTTTTTGAAATCTACATTCATTATTGCTGTATTTTGTATTGTTCCATTTTTAATATAAATTGCACCGGAATTAGCAATAAAGTAACCAAAGTCTCCATCTATTTGTTCTTCAGCACCCGTGGATTCATCTCTTGCCCATAATTGTAAATTAATTTTATTATTTTTACCTATGAGAGATGTGGCGTACATTTTGAGAACACCTTTCGATCCCTCTGGAAAATCAGAAATACCACAGTCAAATGGTTCAGTTATATCAATATATGTGTAAAGGGGAAGATATAACTCATTTTCAAGATTAAATGCATAATCCTTTCCGGATGTTATTTGTTGTCTAACGTAGATATTAAAATCATCTGGACTTATTATTAGTCCATTGTTTAACTTTTGCTGTATGTACTCAATGAAGTCAGATGAACTGAATGTTACGTTATATTGATTTGTTGCAGCATAATTTTGTGCAAATTCATTCTTAACATTTGCAACCGTTGTGGATCTATTTAAACTTGTATTTTGTATTCTAAAATTAAAATCAACATATACATTCAACGAATTAGATTGAACATACTCAGGAAGTACAGTAATTACACTTCTTTCTTTTAGATAATTTATAAATTCGTTTATGGTTGTATCTGATGGTGCTGTATTTGATGTTATGAATACTCTACCATATCTTGGTGGGGATAATGATTGACCACCAAATACATTGAATTGGGTTTCATCTTCAAAAAAACCAGATTCTATCAACAATGCTTTATAATCATTGACGGTAACTGCTCTTTCTTGCGAAGCAAACCATTTTGGTGCTAAAAATCTTATAGAACTTATGTTTGGTTTTGATCTTCCACCAGCAGACTTGGAAACAAGAAGTACTGAGTAATTTCCAGAGAAGCCCGAAAGCGTAAATGTAATTAAATCGTTTGCTTCTGATCCACTTGTTGTACTATTGCAAATCCATTACTTGTTCTTTCTACAAAGTATATTCTTTCGTCAATCTGAGAAACATATCCAACGTTACCAACTTTAGTCCATGTATATTCAACACCATCTTCAACTGTAACAACTCTTAGCGTTGAAAGGTCAAAATCATCATTCGCTATTACTATTTTTTGAGTCGTAAAATCAAACGATGGATATGCATCAAAAGAATCTACAAAATTAGTTGCCTCATATACATCAAACTCATCAGTATTTCCATCTGTGTCTATACCAACTTCATCCAGATTATAAAATGAATATTGTATTCCTTCTGGGTTTGTTGCAAAGAATTGTGTTGCTCTTGGTATTGAAGTTGAACCTACTATTCCAGCAACCTTTATTCTTGCCTTTGGTGCGGTCGATGATGGTACAGTATACCCCAAAGGTTTACATAAAGAAATCACTGAATCTTCTTTTTGTGCGCTGTCAAGAAACGCTTCAGCATTTATCATATTAGCATAATATGCATAGTAAAAAGTATGTCTGGAATTTGATAAAATATTGTGATATCTAAAGTATACTCGTCTACTAATGATTTTTTGACCCTAATATTTAATACATCAACTCTATTTTCGTATCTTCTTAATGTTGTTGCTATCTTTGTCTGAACATCAATTGTTAATTCATATGTTAAATTTTCAAAAACATTTTTATATAAACTAGTTCCAAATAAATAATCAAAAGGTCTTTCCCCCGAATTAGTTAATATAATATTTTTAATTGCCTGTCTGATTGTAGAAACATCCTTTATAAGATTAAAATCTCCAGTAAATGGATTTGGACTTATAAAGAAAGGCAAGTCTGAATATTTTTGTTTTGACGTAATCATACTATTTTATTTATTATCAGTTTTATCTTGTTTTCCGAAAGGACCAACTGGTTTTGCTGAAATATTAGGATCATAGTGTAAACTGTTTCTATTCAAGGTGACGTTCATGGAATAACGAGAAACACCCGAGAAAGTGTGTTGAATTTCAGTGACCAACCATCTACCAGAAATTTTCTTGAATTCATTTATAGTCTCATCTGGTAGATCGTTGGGATTTATCAACTCAATCAATTCTCCAATTTTAATCTTATCGTTTGCTGGTATTGTTATTGTAACTTGTTGCGCTGTTAATTGATTTGTTTGTGCAAGACGCTTTAATGGTAGATCATTTGGAGTTTCCCAGAACGTTGCATATGTTCTGTCATATGCAAGATAATTTTTAAATTCCTTACCCTGCTCTGGACAATTGCAACTACACGGTGCGGTTGGATCTGAAAAATCACAACCCAAGTAATCTTTGCCTAATACTGTTTCAATCAAACTACATTCATTTATTTGATTATATAAAGTATATAATTCTAGATACGTTGGTTCTGGTTCTGATGGAATTAAATACTTAGCGGGACATTCGCAGTATGGATCTGCTGTGCAACCAGCAGCAGAAAGAATAGGTCCATTCTTAATTGCGGTTGGATTCGCACATTTCAATCCTATACTTTCACATGTGATGCTCTTTGATCTTGAAATTACGCTAAATTGCATTGAAAAATTACGATCAAAGAAATCATACTCAGTATCAACCGGAGGTGTGATCAATCCATAATCGGTTTCTCCACTTAAATCATATTTCCATAGGTTTTCAGTATTCACCACTGAAGGTCTGTATAGAATATAATTTCCAGCAAGATAATTCATTAACGAATCATTAAAATATTGAGTAAGTGAATTTTTTACAGGACTTATACTGGTGGATTCGTCAGAGTCAATGTAGAAAGAAACTGATGTTTCATTATCTTCAAATAAATTCTTTGCAAGTGGTGTCAAAGATAACCAAGTTTTAAATTCACTACCATACCAATTTCTCCAATAATTTGGCGAAATAGTAAACACTGCCTTTCCTCCAAACATATCTCTTGCTTTGGTATTTGGAGATTTAAACATATTTGCAAATCTTACTGGTATGAATAAATTGCGAGGAACAAATAAAGACCACCAAGATCTATGTGGTTTTAGTTTTCTGTAACTATTTGGAAGGATATGAGATCCCAGAACTGAGGTTCTATATAAAGGATCGTATTGCTTTCCAGAACTCATTCCATAATGGTATAGTGATTCCATCCAATCTTGTGAATCATTTTCAAAATAATAACCACCGCCATTATGAAAATCTAGGTCGTAACCTCCGCCATGCATATCTTCCTGCATTGGATCATATGCATAGTATGGGAACTCTGTCTCAAAACCAACTTCAGGCCACAAATCCATTCCATTGTAATCTGTTGTCAGATATTCTGTCTTAGAGAGAACAGATCCAGTATCATGATTCCACCAATTATAATAATTTCCTTTATCTATTCCCTGTAGTCTTCTGTTTACTGGAATGTCATCTTTAATCTTTTTAACAGCGACATCGAAACCATATGGGTCCATTCCTATAACAGCAACGTTGTATTTTACACCCTGTCTTCCAAACGGACCAGGTGTTAGATTTACCAAATATGGTAGGAAGTATTCTGATCCAGCATCACGAATAAATCCATTTGGGAAATCTTGAATTCTATCTAATCCAATTGGATTCTTGAATTCAATTCTAACATATGATGATATTTCTTCCTTTTTAATATTTGGTGGTTTTTTATTATTTACATCATAAAAATTAAATGTATCTCTAAAATCAGAAACAGAATCGTACTTATCTAGATCTGATTGTGAAAATCCGTAACTTTCTATATTCTCAAATTTATTAATACTTGAAACATCATTTGCAACGTTCAGATTAATATGGAGTGATCCAGTTTCACGATATTCTGCACCTCTAAAAGATGGACCTGTTGTTGTAAATGGTGTTTGATCGACAAAGAATGATGGATTATCCGAACCATCTGCATCAGTAAAACTAAACCAAGAATGTGGTTCGCGGGAACTTATAAAACCATTTTCATTATATTTTTGATCATAGTATGGGTGTTTGGTGCTTCCTTGATCATTGGCAAAAAAGATATTATATATCCATTGACCTGTCAAGTTTCCGGTGATACCAACTTTATTTGCTAATAATTCGTATCTACTTCCTCTAATTTCTTTTCTTGTTATCTTTTTAATATTTTGCAAGGAAAGTGGTGAATTTACTGTATCACGATCTTCTTTTCGGAAAACAGACTCGCCTGGTTTCTTAGAATAAAAGAAAGCATTTCTACCATACCATTCAGTATATGCTAGATTCCATTTAATATTAAAGTCTTGAGTTATTCTTTCTTTTAATTGAGTGTATAATTCTTTTTCAACCATTAAAACTTGTTTTTCAGCAACACACGTTCTTCTTAAAACTTCAAGAGCCACTGAACTCAAGCATGTTGTATTATAACAACCACTATTTGCCAAACAATTTCTAGTTGTTTGTGCTATTGTGGGATTTGTAATTGCTGGAATCAATCCCGTTTCGCTTCCATAATCAAAGAAAGACCAGTCTTTTGTATCTTGATCCCAAAGATATGGTGCCGCATAAAGATATATTGGAGAATAAGACGCAACCGCAGATTCTGTTGTATATTTTATAAATCCTCTGATAATGGGATCGTTTGAACAAGATACAAATGAATTTGGTGAAATATATCTAACATCTTCTATGGTTGGAAGAGCAGATGGTCCGGTTGGACCAGTTGGACCAGTTGGACCAGTTGGACCTCTTGGACCCGGTGGACCGGGTTGACCACCACCGCCACCACCGCCACCACCTCCATCAAAATTACAATCAGAACACGTTGTTACAATTTCACGATTTTCTGATAAACATTGAGATCTTGTTGTTGTGGCGCAAAAACTATTAAAGCAACAGAA